CATAAATTCTTAAAAACATACTTGGGTTCTCAGCAGTCTATAATCCAGGTATTTAATCGCGGTTTGGCTTCTCGCAAATGACTAGTGTATCATTTGTTTCCTTTCTTGGGGCGCTTTAGGGCGCCCTTTTTACTTGATCTCCCCGAAAACCCATTTTAGACTAATGGAAAATTATCCTTTTACCGGTAAGGATCGATAGTATGTTGTTTCCTCAACTTTCCTTTATACTCATTAAAAACACTAAGGAAAATATGAGTAAATACGCACATTATCTAGGTAAAAAAGTTGGGAAATGGACTATACTCAACCATTTTAAGAAAAAATATCGATCTTATTTTAAGGTGGAGTGTGAATGTGGTACTTTATCCACACCGACTGCCTATCATGTGGTAAAGGGTTACAGTCTATGCTGTAAATTTTGCGCTCCTAAAAAGCATGGATACTATGGAACACCTACGAATAGGGCCTGGAGTAGTGCTCGAAATAGATGCAACAATCCTAATAATAAAGACTATCCAGATTATGGAGGGCGTGGTATAAAAATGTGTGAACGATGGGATAAGTTTGAAAACTTTTTAGCGGATATGGGTGAGAAGCCTAAGGATCTTACTTTGGATAGAATCAATAATGATGGTAACTATGAACCCATGAATTGTAGATGGGCTACTTATAGCCAACAAAATTCTAATCAGCGTAAGCGTAAAAAACTGGAGAAGGAGATACCATTTTATTCCCTCAATTAGGGCCTGTCTATCTGAATGAGAAAGATAAGTCTATTTTATCACGCATGGAGGCCTTTTATTCTGAATCTATAACGATTAATCAGTCGTTCTGGGGTGAAGCTGACACCGATACGCGTTTTGAAGCGGGTGACCAGACTTTATGGAACGATATTTATGGCAATTTGCCTGCTAATAGGCGTAAACAGTTTAATTTTAACAGGATTAGACGTGTTGTTCAGATGGTGAGTGGGTACCAGCGGAGAAATCGGAAATCTACTATAGTTGTACCGGTAGAAAATGCAGATTCGGAAACATCAGATCAATTTTCCAAGATCCTTTTATGGACAAATAATAAAGAAGGTGTGTTAGAGACTATTTCGGAATCTTTCCATGGAGCGTTAGTTACTGGCATGAATTTGCTTCAAGTCTGGATGGATTATAGGGAAGATCCTGTTTCAGGTAATATTCGGGTGAGTAATTGTAGCTATAATAGCTTCTTAATAGATCCTTATTTTAAGAAACAAGATCTTTCAGATTGTAATGCAATTTGGAAGCGCTCTTACTTGACACGTCGTGAATGTATATCATTATTACCAGATAAGGCAGAGGAAATCGCCGCTTTGCCTGGCAGTGATGGTACTGGCGATGGTCGCGATGGTAAGTTTCAATATATGCCTGAGTCTTATAACTACGGCATGAAAAACTTATTAACGTATGATGAGTACTATTATCGTGATTACCGTACTCAAAAAATGTTGGTCGATTCTCAAACTGGTGAAACCATGGAATGGGATAGTCCTAACAAAGAGGCTCTTAAAGAATTCTTAAGAGTGTACCCTCAGGTGACAGTAGTAGAGCAAGAGATTCCTACTGTTCGTCTTGCGATTGTAGTGCAAGGAAAGGTGATGTATGACGGACCGAATCCAATGGGTATCGATACTTATCCGTTTGTGCCTGTATTTGCCTATTATACTCCTCAAATGCCATATTTCCCATACAGGATCCAGGGGATGGTGCGTGGTCTGCGTGATGCACAATATCTTTATAATAGGCGCCGTATTATCGAGCTGGATATTCTGGAATCTCAAATCAATTCCGGATGGGTTTATAAAGAAAATGCGTTGGTTAATCCGAATGATGTTTTCTTAGATGGCCAAGGACGTGGATTAGCTTTAAAGCAAGAAGCTAATATGACCGATGTTCAAAAAATACAAGCACCTCAAGTACCACCGTCAATGATTGAGCTTTCTCAATTATTAGCGCGTGAGGTAATGGAAATTTCAGGCGTAAATGAGGAGCTTTTAGGGTCAGCTAATGATGATAAAGCAGGTGTCTTATCAATGTTACGCCAAGGAGCTGGCCTAACTACCCTGCAAAATTTATTTGATCAGTTAGATTATTCTCAGAAGTTACTGGGAAATATTATGATTAAGCTAATCCAGGCTAATTTTACACCTGGAAAAGTTAAAAAGATTTTAAATGGAAAAGAGCCTTCACCTCAGTTTTATAATAAAGCATTTGGAAAATATGGTGCCGCTATAGAAGAAGGGCTCAATACTACTACTCAACGTCAAATGCAATTTGCTCAATTGTTACATCTGAAAGAAGTTGGTGTGCCAGTTCCTGATGATGTCTTAGTAGAATCTTCTACTTTACAGAACAAAAAAGAGTTGGTTGAAGCTATTCAACGACAGATGCAAGGACAGCAACAATCTCAACAAATGCAAATGCAGTCTCAAATTCAAGAGCAGCAAGCTAGAACTAATCTGGCGAATGCTAGAGCTACCGCTGATCAGGGTCTGGGCGTCGAGCGTTTGAGTAGAGTAAAAGAAAATCAGGCTCTTGCAGAAGAAAGAAGAGCGGAAGCTCAAAAAGATCGTGAGTTAGGCTTATTACACTTCGCTAAGGCGTTAAAAGAGATTGAAGAAGTAGATTTACGCCAGCTTGAAAAGTTGCTGAGCCTAAGTAAAATGGTGAAAGAAAATGAACGAACTCCTGGGCTCGATGAAGAAGAATCTATAACTGATCTTTCCATACAGGACCGTGCTGTATAGAAGTAGAGGAATTATAATAACCTTGCTATAATAAAATTTATGAAAGATTTAAAAGGTTATTATAATTCTTATTTAAAAGTTATTAGATACAAAGAAATGCGCTATCGCGGTGTTCATTATTGGATATGTGAATGCAAATGTGGACACCTAGTGGAACGTTCGACTTATGAAATAACTTCCTCTAAAATTAAAAAGTGTAGAAACTGTAATATAAAACCAATCTCTCCTCCCAAAAAACGTCTTCATAAAAAGAGGGACATAAAGTCTATTTCGAGTGTCCAAAAACGTCTGAGTCCTCCTCTCTTTCATGGATACGCGGATAAGCACCCTCTTTATAAAACATGGATTAATATGCGCCAGCGTTGTTATAATTCTAATAATCCTAAGTTTGCAATTTATGGAGGAAAAGGTATTAAATTATGTGAGGAATGGTTTAAAAATTTTAAATCTTTTTTTGATTGGGCCCTGTCTCAGGGCTGGAAATGTAACCTCACTATCGATCGAGTAGATCCTTTAAAAGATTATGCACCCTCTAATTGTCGTTTTATTACTAAATCTGAAAACACGCGCCGTGTTCATGAGGCTCGTCGTCAATTAAAAAAAATAAGTATTGGATCTCAAAAATAAGGATGCTAAAATAATCGCGTAGTTAGACGTTTATAAGTGCGTTGCCCTACTAATATAGTAAAAAACGTCGGGGCAGTTACTACTTAAGGAGCCGATATGGCTAAAAAAAGATATCATCAATCTGCTAAAGATAGATTAGATGAATCACGCGGAATGGAACGTGAAATCAGACGTAAAGATGTTAAAAAAGCATTCAAACGAGGTGAGCGTGATGAAAGAGATTATCACATGGATCCCCGTCGCAGAAGACATCTAGAAAGCGAAGGTATGCTTCACGAAGATCACAATGAAATTGCTAATTTACCTCAGCACGTAATGATGAAACCTTATCCTAAGACTGACTACTATAGCTATGATCTTAATGATGATATCCGTGATATAGATGTTCAGATGGATGATGATGTCCGTAAAGAACGCAGAAAAGCAGGCATGGCATATCCCGAAAAATACTAGGAAAAACTATGCCGGCTATGCCTAGAACAAGTTCAAAAGCAACTAAAATTGCTTACCGCATCTTGGGCGTTCCCGCAAACATACAATATAAACCAACAAAGCGTCAAAAACGCATTAATAAAAGATTGGTGTTGGATGAAACGACTCGAGTACGGTAGGGTCAGTTTGTTCATATAGGGAGAGTGGTAACTCCTCTCCCTTTTTAATGATACTACGAAGCAAAGCTCCTACGTATCACAAAGGGAAAAATAGAATGAAAATAGAAATAGAAATGCTCAATGCATTTAGAAAAAAATGTGATCCACGCCGCGAGCAGGAACGTGCAGATGCGAGAATGATATCTGAAGATCATTCTGCAATGGCTAATCTTTCTCCTCGATTTATCAATAAAGAGTTTAATCCTGATCGTTTTACAGATGCTTTTAAATTAGGAGATGAGTAATGGCGCGTAAAAAATCCGATAAAAAAAAGAAGATGGTAAAAATCGGCAAAGGAATGAAAGTTTCCCGTAAAAAAGAACGTAAAATGGAAAAAAAGCCGGGTGGTTCTAACGTCGGTGAATACAAAAACGTTAAAAAATCTGACTTTGCAGGACCTGCGGGAGGTGCCCCTAAAGGCTCATATCCTATAAATACGTTGAAACGCGCGAAAGCCGCTCTGGCATATGCTCATAATGCTCCTGATCCAGCGGGTATTAAACGAGCTGTTTATAGAAAGTATCCTGAGCTCGCTAAACGTAGTGATAGTCCAATTGCTAAAAAAGTAGTGAAGCGTAAAGCAGCCAAAAGGAAAAAGAAATGATAAAGAAGAAGCATAAATCTAATGCTGCTTTTTTAAAAGATCTTTTTAAGCACTTAGAGGGTGATGTAAAAGGGTTTAAAAAAGAGATTAAAGAAGATAAATCTTTAATGAAGAAAATAAAATCCCGCAAAGTC